TCGACGTCATCATCGATCGAGCCCCGCGGACGCAGCTCGGCCAACAGGTCGAACACCCGCCGCATCACCGCGGCCAGGTCGACCGCACCCTCGCCCCATGGGATACGGTGTTTCGCCGCCAGGTCGTCGAGCTGGGCGTGGCGTCGGCCGGCCAATTGACCCAGGACACCCTTGGGGAACTGGGCGAACAATCGCCGGCGGTCCTCGTCGGCGATCCGTTTTTCCAACCACCGGACGTCGGCCAGCTTGCGTTCGGTGTACTCGATCCCGTCGAGACGTTCGATCGACGCCTGGAGCGCCTTCCGCGCTCGGCGTCGTTCCGATTCGCTTAGACCCTCGGGGATCACTTCCCGCCCACAATTTGGTCGAGCTGTTCGATCGACAGATACCCCTGGTGGATGATCACCCGCGCCCCGACGCGGATCTCGAAATGGGGTACCGGTCCCTCGGGGTCCTTTTTCTCGTCGATTGCCCAGGTCTCGACCAGCTTCGGTTTGACCTGGGCGACCCACTTGTCGCAATAAATACAACCCGGCCTGCAGTACATGACAATCGTCCCACGCTTGGCCGCGGGTCGCTGTGGTTCCGGTGCCGTGTTGATCTTGCCGGTCCCGTTGCACTCGCGACAGGTCGTCGAGACGCGACCGTCGCCGACCTCCCCGGTCCCGTTGCATTGTGGACACTCACCCGCTGGCGTCGGTGTCGGTGTCGGTGATGGCGGGTCGGATTGTTCCAGGCCGATCGCCCCCAGCAACGCCCACGCCCAACCACGGGCCCGCCCTGTCGGTTGCTGCGCCGTCGCGATCGATGGACACAACACCAACAGCAATAACACCACGCCACACACGCGACCGCGGAGGGCCTTGGTCGGGCATTCGTTGGCGACTTCGGCGATCCGTTTGGGATCTTCCGCGTCCATGTTGACCCAGGGCCGCTCGTCGGGCCGGAACACCCTCGGGAGCGTTTCCTTACAATGTCCGCACTGTTCGCACAAACCGGCGAACCACTGGATCACCACGCCGCCCCGGCGGTACTGTCGGGTCGGTGTCTCGGTTTTTTTTTCTTCACTCATGCAACTACGTCCCATCCTTTGAGCCAATCGATCTCCCGCAACTTGAACCCCTCGATCCCGGTCACCGCGTAGCTGTCCTTTTGGCCCAGCATCCGGTTGGCGGTCTCGGGGGTCACCCACCAGAAACACTTGGCGAGCTCGGGCCACACGTCCGCCGGGTCCGCGTTTTCGAGCCCTTCGGAGTTGCCCCAACTTTGCATACAGCCGAGGCCAGGCCGGTCCCATCGCACCGCGAAAAACGCCATACAGTGGTACCAGGTGCCTCGCGGGGCCTTGAACCCGTTACGATCTCGCGCCCCGTTGAGCCCGACGTCCGAACAAACGGCCACCGGCCAACCCTGCTCGATCGAAGCCGCGGCATCCTCGAACGTGGTGATCCGGGGACACTCGCTCGACGGGAACCGCTTGGCGACCTCGTCCAACTTGCCAGCGTCCCGCTCGCCACCGTTGCCAAAATTTCCCCATTCCTTGGCCCGTTGGCCGTTGTACTGGCGGAGATCGTGGTCGGTGTTGCCGGTCTCTTGGCTGTAATCTTGGCGAGCCAAAAAACCGTAGGTCGTCGCCGCCTTGGCGGCCGCCGCACCATAGGCGCCATCCTGGTACCCGCCGCGACGCTTGCCCAGGGCCTCGACCCGCATCAAACCGTACAACGACTCGGTGGCCATCACTCCCGGCCAAGTGATCGGGCGGGCCTTGGTCACGATGTCGTGGGCGACGGACAGCGTCCCCGCGATCTCCCAGCCCCACGACACACAGTCCCCAATTTTCTGGGCCCCGCGTTTCCAACCTGGTTCCAACACCCGCAGCGCGTCGGTCAGCATCACCCGCCGTTTGGCGTCGCGCGAGGCCTTGCCCAGCGTCGCGCGGAGGTCCGACATCTGCCCCTTGGTCAAATCGCGGACCATGATCGACGGGTCGCGGATGATCTCCTCGACCCCCTCGGGATCGGGTACCCAGCCGGTCGGCTTGTTGAGTATGTTCGTTCCCTCACTCATCGGCTCACCTCGTCCAACACGGTCGCCGCACCGACGAACACGCGAGCCACCGCGGCCCGTCTCCCTGCCTCGTCGATCTTGTCACCAGGGCCACCGATCGCCGCGATGGCCGGCCCGATCGACGGTGCGATCACGTCCGCACCGCTGACCGGTTGGGCCGGTGCCCGGACGACCAGGTCGCGGAGTTTCTCGACGTCGCCCATCGTTTTGATCCGAGGCCCCGACGGCTTGGTCGCGTCCTGTTCGATGACGCGGCCGATCCCAAGCAGCATCCCGGACCAGATTGCCGCGTCCGTTTTTCGCGTCGCGAATCCGTTGGTCAACGCCGCCCGCAGTCCGGGGTCGACGTCCATCGGTGGTAACGGTGGCGGGCCTAGTGGTTGGGGTGGTGTCGGTGGCGTTGGCGGTGTCGGTGGGGTCGGTGGTGGTGTCTCGCCAATCTTCACGACCAGCGTCGTCTCGTCGATCTTGGCCTCGCGATCCGCGACGATCACCTGGAACCGGTACTCGCCTGGCGTCCGCGTCGCGAACACAACCTGGCGGCCAAACTGAAACACCCGACCCGCCAGCCGTTCATCGACTCGAAACCGGAACCCGTCCCCAATCGACCCCTCGGCATTGACGACCACCAGGTCGCCTGGGTCGGCCTCATCGGGTCCGACCAGCACCGCCTTGACTTCGGCCCGTGCGGTCGTCGCGATCAAGCACGCCACGACCGCGAACAATCTCAAAAACATGACGCTCCCCAATAGGCAAGAATGACCAGACAATCGACACAAAGGTCTGGCCACTGGAGGGCCGACTCCAAGTCAACACCGAACGCGACCAGGGTCGCCGAGATCGCTCGCGACATCTGGCGGAAATGTTCGAGGAGGATCATCCGAACAACTGGATCAACAGCGGCAGAATCGTGGTCAACACCTTGAGCAGCTCGGCCCACGGGACCGCCGCGTAGGTTTGGCCTTCACCGTCGACGTCGATGTACCCGTCCTCGGCCAGCTTTGTCCTCACCCGTTCGGTGAGGATCCGTTTCTGCAATCGCTGAAACGGTCGGTTTCCTTCCATGATCCGGCGGATCCGGTCCCGCTTGGCTTGCGGGATCGACTCATCGTCACAACAGGACAGGATCAACGAATCGAGCCGGTCCGCGGTGAACCCTGAATCGCCCCACGTGGGCGCCTCGGTCGAGACGACAACGACGGGCTCGGTCGCACCCTGGGCAAACACTTGGCCGCCACAGCAAGCGACCAACAACAACACAGCAAGCAAACGCGACAACATGGTCGGACCTCGTTGGGATGGTGGTGCCGTCCCACGAACACACAACGGCCCCGCGTGGGGCTGGTCGTCGGTCGATTCGCCGGGATGGGCACCGATAACAGACCACAGCCCGAAACCAGGTCACGCCGTTGCCCGATCAAACGAAAGCACGATCAGCCGTCGGCACCAAACACCACGAGGCTGGTCTCACGGATCGCCCACTGCGTCGTGATCCGCAGCGGGTATTGGCCAGCGGTCCAGCGTCGCCCGACCACCTGGGCCGATTGCCTCGGCTCGATGTCGGTGTACGCGATTCGGCGACCACCAACCGACACAGCCCGAAGGTGACCCGCGACGACGCGTCGCCAAACCGGCTCAACCTCCTCGTCCTCGGCAAACACCAGCCGCCCCAGAATCGTCGACCCGCTCCGCCGGTAATCGGTGACCGACCCCAGCGTCTCCAGGCTGTAGGCGATGTGGCTGTCCAACATAGGCGTCCAGGTGGGCAGCTCCGCCCCGGTCGCGACCAGGACCTCCTGCATCGTGCGGCCGTTGGTCCAATCGTAGACCAGGACCGGGTTTTCGGTCGCTACGGTCGCCATAATCGACCGCGACGCCTCGTCCATTGTTCGGGAGTCGACGTAGGCCGCCCGAGCGATCCAGTCCGCCGGTAGGCGTCGCTGGGGTTGGTGGATCCCGGTTTTTCGCGTGATGTAGTGGCTCACTTGGTGGCCCCTTGTTGCGTTGATGTTGCCGACCTGACTGTCGCCCCGGCCTGGACTGTCCGATCTTGGAAACCAAGGGTCGACAGGAACGCCTCGATCTGGGCGTCACTGAACCCAGACTCTTTCAAAATCCGCATCGTCCGAGCCCATGAGGCGATCACGTCGTCCTGGTTTTGGGCCCCCTGGTGACACGCCGCCTCAAACGTAAGCGTCCGGTTCTGTAAACCGATCCGTTCCGCCGCGCGTTCCTTGGCCGGGTCAACGTGGGGCGGCATCGTCCAGCCCCACACCAGGCGAGTGTCCGCCGGCATCGGCGGAAGGTCCTTTGCGATCTGTAACTCCCGAGCGAGATCGCGGACCATCTTGTTCAAATGCCGACGAGCCAACCACGACCGCCACGACGAGAGCCCCTGGACGTAGACCTGGTGATCGAATCGAGCCGACGCGTAGTTGTGGAGACTCGAATCGAGCCTGATCATCATCAGCGGGATCGACGCCGCCCGGCCGAACTCGACCATCCGCTCGCGTCGGTGTTCGCTGTAGTTCGCGGTCGGGTGTCCCGGTGTGAGAGACATCGGTTGCCAACCCGGGGGCGCCGTTCGGTTTACCCGCCGTTTGGTCGGGATCTCGATCGCTTCATCGCCCGCCCACTTTTCTCCGTCGGGGTTGCTGTTGAAAAACCAGATCCCCGTATCGGCCGCGGCCCGAGCTGCGTCAAGCACCTGCGTATCGTAATCGCGGATGTCGGCGATCGCCGGCAGTGCCGACGCCATCAGCGGAAACCCGCGGACCTGTCCCGGCTCGACAACAAAAAAACCGTGGTGGATGTCTTTCGCGGGTATGTCGTCGAACTCCCCGGTCTGTTGTTGCCACGGGCCGGTGTAGGTCAGTTTGGAAATGTAATACAACAACGGCCGGCCGTTCGGGTTCCGTTTGACCCCCAACGCGACGTCGTTGTTGGACGCCATCGACGGCGGGGTCGCCAGCCGGTCCGCGTGTAATGGCAGGATCCGCATCTTGGCCGGGAACTCGCTCGACTCCTCGGTCACCACCTGCCCGAGCAACTCACCGGTCGACCACACACCGCGAAACCAAAGCCGGATCAAATCGACCAGCGACATCGTTCCCGACGCTTCGCAAATCTCCGACCACTCCCGCCATCGACTTTCAAGCCGTGACGCGTACGCATCGTTCGACGAAAACACCTGGAGCGTTGGCCCGTCGGGCCCGCTTAGGTCCTGACAGTGGGTCGTCACCATCCCATCTACGATGGGGTTGTTGCTCATCTCCCACGCGGTGCGGGCCCGCAATCTCGGGAGGTCGATCGCCAGATCGTGGTTGATCGGTGCGCCGTGCGCGTGTTGCCAATGGGCCTCGTTGAGTCGATCAGTAAACCCGGCCTCCCATCGCCGCAAGATCGCCCCATCGGGCAACGGCTGGGCCGGCTGGTCGGTGTTCGCGAGACTACGCTCGACGGGCTGGACCGTCCGACCCCAGCTCCCCGTCGATCGCTTCGCCGGCACCGACGCCAGACAGTCGATCGACCACCCCAGATCAGTGG